GCAGTTGGGTTTTTAAAGGGAGAAAAATGACTTGGATTAAACTTGATGATGGATTTCCAGCCAACCCAAAGATCCTTCCATTAAGCGATGCGGCGTTTCGACTTTATATTGAAGGTTTGTGCTACTCAGGCAAGTACCTCACCGATGGGCTACTCAATGAGGTCATCGTCAAGCGAATGGGTGATCCCGAGGAGCTAGTTGAGGCTGGCATTTGGGAAAAGGTAGAAGGCGGCTATCAAATCGTCAATTACACCGAGTACCAGACCCCAAAAGCCGAGGTTGAAAAGAAGCGCGAACAGGGCCGAGAGCGTGGCGAACGCTACCGATCACGCGTTACTAACGCTGAAAAAACGCTTACAGATAACAGAATACAGAATACAGATAACATAAATAACTACTGGGATGAGTTTTGGAATATTTATCCATTGAAGGTAGGCAAGGGCGCGGCTTTTAAGGCGTTTGAGAAAGCCATCAGGCGAGCTACGCCGGAGGAGATTGTTGCCGGCGCTCGGAGATACGCCGAAGATCCCAACAGAAACCCCGGCTATACGGCTCATGCCTCGACTTGGCTCAATGCTGACCGATGGGGCGATCCGTTGTTACCACCTAAAACGCCTGAAAACGGCTCTAGGGGGCTAGTAACTACCCCAACCGCTATGCCGCCTAGGTACTCGGCTGACGAAGCCCCACAGGGCGCTCCTATGCCTGATTCGGTAAGAGCGCTTTTGGGGCGTTTGAGCGATTTGCACCAGTAAGTAATCTGTGCCACCATTTTCTGTAAGAGTTACAAGATCAGGGGGATTTATGAAAACTCTTCGAGTACGCAAAGCGAGCGATGTAAGCCTTGGCGATGTAATTTATTTTGGCGGTCAGCATCTCATGGTGACCGACATTGAGGTTTATCGCTTTGGGCGCGAGCTACATCTGCAAGAACCAACAGGTCGCACTACCGTTCGCTTCTTTGCCGATTATGAAACACTCAGCGTTGAGGCGTGATTAAGTTTTCGGTGGAAGGCACACCGATTCAGCAAGGCTCTATGCGCCATATTGGGCATGGGCGAATGATCCACAACAAGGCGGTAGAACTAGCCGCGTGGAGAGCAGATATAGCCTCAGCCGCTAAACTGGCGGGGTGCAAGCCAATCCTCGATCCGATTGCGATAACCATGAGATTCCGAGTTAAGCGCCCCAAGTCCGTTAAGCGCGAGTATCCAACCGTTGCGCCAGATTTAGACAAATATGTCCGTTCTGTAAATGATGGGCTTACTGGGGTGGCGTTCGCAGATGATTCTCAGGTAATTCGCATAATCGCCAGCAAGGAGTATTCAGACACGCCGGGCGTTGATATTGAGATCAACGAGGGGTTTGACTGCCTTTAATCAAACATTTGTTCGGTGACAAAGATAACGAAATTGTTATAAACATTTTTGCCAAATTGTTCCTTTATGGCTTTAAGGGGGCGTATCGTTCTGCTTGTCAGAGCGAACGACTTTGATAAAACTGGAGGCAACAAATGCTTAATTATCAAGATCTAATGGTTTCACTTTTAACTGCTTCTTATGCAAATAGTTATGATGGTGGATCGAATTACTACATCGGTCGTAAATACATCATGGATGCTCGCAAGATGCTTCGCATGGATGAAGCGGTCTTGTTTGAGGCTAATAAGCGTGGATGGGAAATCGAACAACTCGATGCTTGGATTTGTTCAAAAGAAAGTTACGAAGCAGCATCTAATTACATCCAAGATGGAGCAAATGGATTTTCTTCATTTTTTAACTCAATCAAGGTAGGTGCATAAATGCTTGCGTTCTTTTTTATCGTAATTCCCACAGTGAGTCTAGGATTCTTACAACTCGTACTTATGCTTGAAGAGAGGCTTAATAATGAAAGTTATTTGTAAAGAAAACCACTGGACTATCAAAGACGGGCAGGTAATTCTTGATACGCCGGAAGGCCAAGAGGCGGCTCGTAAAATGATTAAGGAGCTAGAGAAAGTCATCCGCACTCAGATCCATAACGAGATCGCCGACCTCAAGTTTACCGACAATCGCTCGCAGATTATGAAACACGGGTTAGAGAACTGCCTGCTCATGGTTCAAGATATCTGCGCCAAGGTAGCGTTAGGAGATCAGAAATGAGATCCACTTCTATCCAAGCGCAGATCAAGGCCGCGCCTCGTATGAGTGAAAAGCGCGCCCGCGTATATCAATACTTAGTTGATTGCATGGAGCGCGGGGCTACCGATCAAGAGATGCAGTCTGTTCTCAAGATGAGTGGCGATACCTTGCGCCCTACTCGGGGTAAGTTGCTCAAAGACGGGTTGATCTACGATTCCGGCAAGACCCGCACTAATGAAAACGGGAACGAGTGCATTGTTTGGGTTGTATCTACTATTGAGCAGACAGGACTTTTCTAATGCCTAACTACGAATACAGATGCCCTGCCGACTACTCAATGGTTGAGGTTTACCAATCGTTTGAAGATAGCTCTATTCCTAACTGCCCTATCTGCGGTCAGCAGATGAGCAAGCAGTTCCAAGCAACACCCGCAGTATTTCGAGGCACAGGTTGGGGAGGTCAGAAGTGAGAGATCCTATGTGGATGGGTGGCGATAACCTTGCGCTCGGTATTGACGAAGAAGAAGATGAAGGCATTGATATTCCCGACCCAGAAGAGGATGACGAATGATTATTGGACTTAGTGGGTACGCCCAAAGCGGTAAAGATACAGTTGCCAACATCCTTGTTCAGCATCACGGTTACAAGCGCGTAGCCTTTGCCGACAAGATCAGAGAGTGCTTGTTCGCACTTGACCCAATCATCTCGGTACGCGCCGAGTTCCCGCTTCATCTTTCAGAGTATTTTGATGACTTTGGATGGGAAGCGGCTAAGAAAGTTCCCGAGGTTCGCCGGTTGCTTCAAGTGCTTGGTACTGAGGTAGGTCGCAACATCATTGACCCGCAGTTATGGATCGAGATGGCGTTAGGCGATGTTGAGATTGGGGATAAGATCGTAGTGACCGATGTTCGATTCCCTGACGAAGCCCAAGAGATCAAGTGGATGTTTGGCGAGATTTGGAGAATTGAACGCCCTGACACCAAGCCCGCTAACGAGCATACTTCTGAAACGGCAATGGATGACTGGATCTTTGACCGCACAATAGATAACTCGGGCGATATTCAGATGCTTGAAGAGCTAGTGGATGATTTAATCGCATGAACACCGAATGGAATATAGGCCGATGCAATTCGTGCGGGGAATGGATCGTATTTGACCGCCCTTGCTCGGCTTGCTCTACAATAACCGCACAACCAACGAAAGGGGATGCAGAAATGCAAACTACAATCAATGGAGGCACACGATGAGCGCACTAGGACAGGCGGCGATTGGTTCGCGCTGAGATTCAAGGCTCGATTCCTTCTAGTAGCGGCAATAGCCGTAGGACTCGCGCTTGCTAACCCGTCATACGCCTTAGCCCCAAAGCAGATGTTCGTACAACGAACACCGATGGCGGCAAAGCACTATGCCAAACTACAATTAAATAATTACGGGTGGGCAACTCAATGGGGTTGCTTGCAGACTCTTTGGCAGAATGAATCCAACTGGAGACCCGATGCTAAGAATCACACACCCGTTAAAATGTTTATTAACGGTAAATGGATCAAGTTCTATGCTGGCGGGATTCCGCAACGGCTAGGGCTTAACCCAAAGGCAACTGTTGAAAAGCAAATCCAAATAGGGTTGAACTATGTCCGGGATAGGTATGGTTCTCCCTGCAAGGCTTTACAGTTCTGGCATAGCCATTACTGGTACTAAAGTTCCTAGTGCCGTTCCACTAGGACAATAGGGCGGTTGAGCAGAGATCCCTCCAGTTTTCAGCTCCCGCCCTTATTTTATTTCTAGTGTAAGGTATGCCCATGACAACAATTTGTGCGGTTCAATACGAAGATCGCGTAGTCATAGGCGCAGATAGCCAAGTAACTGCTACTCGCAAGTTTTCACATCCTCGTATGGTTAAGGTCAGCGAGCGCGGTCAGTATCTTATTGCCGGAAGCGGGCTAAGTTCGGCTTGCGATATAGCCCAACATATTTGGACTCCACCAACTCCTACGGCGGCAGACAAGAAAGACCTTTATCACTTTATGATCGCCAAAGTAGTTCCATCTCTCAAGCAATGCTTCAAGGACAACGATTTCAGATTAGAAGGTGATAAAGATGAAGAAACCAGATTCGCTTTCCTCATTGCCGTTTGTGGTGAGGTGTTTGATTTGGCTGACGATTTTGCCGTTAGCCTTGACGATAGCGGTCATTACAGTATTGGATCGGGTTCTAGCCTCGCTCTTGGCGCGTTGGCACATGGCGCAACTCTTGAAGAGGCGCTCGAAGTAGCCGCTAAGAAAGACCCATATACCTCAGCACCGTTTTATTTTTACGAGCAGGTCAAGCGTGGATAAGAAGATTGCTGAGACCGTACTAGCTCGCGCCAAAGGTTACTGCGAGGCGTGTGGCTTGCCCGGCGATGACTTTGCTTTACATCATAGAAAACTCAAGTCGCGTGGAGGCAAAGATGAAGTTGCCAACCTGATCGCGGTACACCATAAGTGCCACAATCTCGGCACAAAGAGTATTCACCTCAACCCAACATTGGCTACGGTGAAAGGCTGGATGGTTCCTTCATGGGCCGAACCCGCCGAATACCCCTTACATCTACATGATGCAGAGGTAGTAATGTTAGACAACGAAGGCAATTACAATAAATTGGAGGCTTAACATGGCAACAATCACAGTTAGCGGCAATGTAGGGTCGGATGTAGATATTAAATTCTACGATGGAAAGAACGGCTCATTTGGTGTCGCTCGATTCTCTCTTGCTTATACCCCGCGCGAGAAAGATAAGGCAGGAAATTGGGCAGATGGAATCACTACTTGGTTCACTATATCGGTTGTTGGCAAGCAAGCAGAACTCGTTGCCGATTCAATCGCAAAAGGTCAGCGTGTTCAGGTTACTGGCGCATTTAAGCAATCCAACTACACCGCCAAAGACGGAACACAAAAGCAAGGATTAGAAATTAAGGCCGATAGCGTAACGCTCGAACTCGTAGGCGCTAAGAAGTCAAAGCCAGCAGTAAGTGATGAGCCTGAATGGGCTAACACATGGAACTAATTGACTCTAAAACTGTTTGCGAGATTCTAGGTATCACTACTAACAATCTCCACCAACTTCGATACCGCAAGCAGTTAGTGTGGGTAGAGAAAAAGGGCAAGCAGGTTTTCTACAACCGCGCTGATGTTGAAACGCTAAAGGCCAAACGCTCAAAGTGAAATGCGCCAACTGCCGCCGTCAATCTGAAAAGCCAATCTGCGATTCATGCTGGCATTTCGCGGTAGAGCAGTTGCGTGTATTTCCTGCGCGCTATCACGAATTAGAGGATGAGCTATTTCCCAGTAGCGGAGCAACCGGCGAGAGGGTATCGGGGTCTAAGACTCCACCGCTTCCTGTTAGGTTGGAAACATTGCACTTGCGTACTGGAGGGATTAGTCAGCCGTTAATGAAACACGAATCTGCCATGAGAACGCTTCGCCAAGAAACCCGTATTACTTTCAGGGGCGGCGAGAATAAGCGCATTACCCTAACCTGCGAGTACCACATCAAGCACTCTAGTTGGGCTTATGACGAGTACGGCGATATTGCTAAGTTAGCAACGGAGATCATCAGCATCAGCAATCAGATCAACTACACCTTGGGGCATAAGTCTGAGGATATTGTGATCGGCTCTTGTCCTACGATTGATGAAGCCGGGAAGCCTTGCAACGCTAAACTCAAAGTCAATCCTCAAATGAAAACCCTAGAGGTAACTTGTAGGGTTTGTGGAACTGTATGGGATTCAACGCGATGGAGACTGCTAGGAAAGATGATTGATGCCTAGGATCAACGCCATACAAGCCTCAATTCTTTACAAGGTTACAACCCGCACCGTATATCGCTGGATCGAGCAAGAGCAGATCAAGTCCTATGATGGCTGGTATGAGCTTGATGACTTACAAGATGCGTATGAAAAGTTACCCCATCGCCAACGGATTTGACTTTACCCCTTATGTCACTTATTCTCTCTATAATTGGTAGGCGTGTAACTAGGATAGGATCATGGTAACCGCCGAAGCCACTCTCGCCGAAATAGACGAAGCTCTAGAACATTTGCGCGAACGCTTACAGGATCGCTACGGCAATCGCCTGACCTATCAGCAGAGGCAGTTATATCTTTCAAGCGTTGATGATCTTCTAGATGCAAGATTAGCCCTTGTAAGCAAAAGCCTGTAAGATATAAGAATGGCTTACACACCTGAATTTAGAGCGAGCGCATTGGTTACGCTCAAGATCAATAATGAAAATTTCCCTGTAAGCGCACAACAACTAGGTGTACCCGTATCCACGCTTTATCGCTGGAAAAATGAGAATGAGACACTTAAAAAAGAACTTGCCATAGCCACCGATGAGGTCTATGACAAGGTAGAAGAAGATTTCCGCAACGATCTCAAAGCACTTCGCAACAATGTGCTTACCCATGTTGGCGGTATTTACAATGAACTCAAGGCAAGAGAAGGCATAATTTCCCTCGCCGTATTGATTGATAAGGTTGAACTGCTATCAGGCAACGCGACCTCGCGTACGGCAGTAATCGGGAATGGCGATACCGTAGATGAAGCAATCGAACGACTTAACAGAGAATTTGAAAATCGAGTTAATAGCCGCCAGATACAGGGCGTGGTTTCATCCGATGGGGGGGATGGCGAGAGCCAACCAACTGCCTCCAACGGGGGAATGGTCGAACTGGTTAGTGATGGCGGGTCGGGGATTCGGCAAGACGAGAACGGGAGCGGAGTGGCTGGCAGCCCAAGCGATCCGCAATGAGGGCGTTCGCTGCGCGATTGTAGCTCGTACCTTCTCAGATGTGAGAAATGTCTGCGTTGAAGGCGTATCTGGAATCTACAAGATCCTGCAAGAATACGATGTTCTCGCCGATTGGAATAAATCCAACGGAATCCTCACGCTCAAGAACGGCAGTATCATTCAGACCTTCTCGGCTGATACACCTAATTCCTTGCGTGGCCCACAGTTTCACTACGCTTGGTGTGACGAGTTAGCCGCTTGGCAATACGAAGATACTTGGAATCAACTCCAATTCGGGCTACGCCTTGGCAACCATACACAGGCAGTTATCACTACAACGCCTCGCCCAACTAAACTTATTAAAGACCTCGTTAAGCGCGAATCAACCATAGTCACGCGCGGATCAACCTTTGACAACGCTGAAAACCTTTCCCAATCAGCCCTTCTTGAAATGCAAACTCGTTATGCAGGCACTCGAATAGGTCAGCAAGAACTTTATGGCGCAATCCTTGACGATAATCCGGGAGCGCTTTGGAGCAGAGCATTACTAGAAACCGCTAGAGTAAAAGAAGCACCGTACCTGACTCGTATCGTGGTTGGTATTGACCCCGCAGTTACTAGCGGTGAGGATTCAGACTCTACGGGTATCGTAGTCGCTGGAATGAGTCCAGATGGTCACTATTACATTCTCGCCGATTACACCCTCAAGGCTTCCCCCCAAGTATGGGCTGAGAAAGCCGTTTATGCCTTTGAACTACACAAAGCAGACCGCATCATCGCTGAAACGAATAACGGCGGCGATTTGGTAGTTCATCTCTTGCAACAAGTAAAGAACACAATCCCGGTAAAGAAAGTCACCGCCTCACGCGGTAAAGCAGTACGAGCAGAACCTATCGCCGCACTCTCTGAGCAAGGCAAACTCCACATGGTCGGGTACTTCACCGAGCTAGAGGATGAACTCTGCGAGTACGAGCCGGGCGTTAGTGCTAAATCCCCAGACCGCATGGATGCAATGGTATGGGCCGTAACAGAACTGAGTGAAGGCTCAAATGCGCTGAATTACCTTTCTGCGCTCGCGGTGTTCTGCCCTAATTGCAGAATGCCCGCACCGAAGTCCACCCGATTCTGCCCGAAATGCAACACACTCATTGGAGAACCTGATGCCATCACAAGCGATAAGCCAAACGCCTGATCCGCTTAACATTACAGTTCGCCAAAATCAGGAATGGGCTATTAACTTCTCCTATACAGATTCAACTGGAACGCTGATCTCATTGGCTGGATATACGCCAATTCTTCAGTTCCGTACATCTGCGCTCGCTAAAACAACTGCGCTATCTCTTACAGTTGGCAACGGAATTACTTTTAACCCAACATCATTGCCACAGGTTCAAGTAGATACAACAATCAACTGCGCTCCCGGCAAGTACGAATGGGATCTCAAACTCACGCCTTCTAACGGCTCTTCTATCTTCCTAGGTGTCGGAACTGTTCAAGTTAATGCTGAGGTTTCTCGATGACCGATAACATCAATGTAACCCCCGTCACGCCTCAGATCGTTGTTTCTGCGGCTGGATCGCGCGGTATTCAAGGAGCTACTGGAATACAGGGTTCTGTTGGTATTCAAGGCCCGCTTGGTATGCAGGGAACCCAAGGCGTACAGGGAATCATTGGCGCACAAGGAATTCAAGGAACACAGGGAGTCCAAGGACTTCTCGGTTTGCAGGGAACCCAAGGAACCGTTGGTGTTCAAGGAACGCAGGGAATCCAAGGGGCGCAAGGAATCCAAGGACTTCTCGGTACACAAGGTTTATTGGGATTGCAAGGTGTGCAGGGTGTTCAGGGTGTCCAAGGATTTACGGGTACACAAGGGGCGCTTGGAATCCAAGGTTCTGTTGGCGCAACTGGTTCACAAGGCATACAGGGAGTTCAAGGAATTCAGGGCCGCCAAGGTACAAACGGTGTCCAAGGTTTGCAGGGCTTGCAAGGATTCACGGGTTCACAAGGTGTCGTTGGTATGCAAGGCGCAACGGGAGCGCAAGGATCTGTTGGAGTTCAGGGCATCGTTGGTTTGCAAGGGGTTCAAGGATTACTTGGCTTACAAGGAAACAACGGAATCCAAGGCGCGAACGGAACGCAAGGTTTTCAAGGCTTGCAAGGGCTTCAGGGCAACCAAGGAACGATCGGTGTCCAAGGAGCAGTTGGCGCACAAGGCGTTCAGGGAGTGCAGGGTTCACAGGGCGTACAAGGTTTGCAGGGTGTTCAAGGAATTGTCGGCCCAATAGCTTCTAACAACGCACACGCCTCAGCTCGCGTTGCAACAACCGCCGATCTTAACGCTACATATACTGCTGGTTCTGCCGATCAAGGCGGTGGCTATGGTATTGGCGCAAAACTTACGCACAATACAAACGGTGCTATTTCGATTGACGGCGTATCGCTATCTCTCAATGATCGCGTACTTGTTAAGAATCAGACAAACGCTCTTTACAACGGTATTTATACAGTTACAACCGTTGGAAGTATTGTCGCACCGTATGTTTTAACTCGCGCTACTGACTACAACAACTCAACGGCTGGTCAGGTGGAGTACGGCGATTATCTCTTTGTAGTTGCTGGCAGCACTCAATCAGGTCAAAACTTTATTCAATACAATACCGGCACAGGCACTAATGGCTACATCATCATTGGTACAGATCAGATTCTCTTTGCTCAGACTTCCGGCGCTGGCCCACAGGGAACTCAAGGCCCAATCGGAGCGCAAGGTATTACTGGTACGCAGGGTACAACTGGTATCCAAGGAGTTATCGGTACTCAAGGCGCAACAGGCTCTCAAGGCTTAACAGGCGCACAAGGTACTAGCGGTACAAACGGAGCGCAGGGAACGACAGGCGCTCAGGGTACTGCTGGATTCGTAGGCTCTAACGGCGCACAAGGAACTACTGGCGCTCAAGGTACTACTGGAACGCAGGGTACTCAGGGAACAACTGGTAACACAGGTTCTCAAGGCACTATCGGTACTCAAGGAATCACAGGTCAAACTGGCTCACAAGGTACAACAGGCTTGCAAGGTCTTACCGGGTCACAAGGCACTACTGGTACTCAGGGAACATCGGGAACTAATGGCGCGCAGGGTACAACTGGATTACAGGGAACTATTGGCGCAACAGGCTCTCAAGGAACCACAGGTACTCAAGGTCTAACAGGATCTCAGGGTGCAACTGGAACACAAGGCTTAACAGGAACTCAGGGC